TGGTGGATCTAATACTGAAGTTACTTCTTCAGGATACACTGCGGGTGGTAAAGCACTTGTAAACCAAGGTGTAAAAGTTTCATCATCAATAGCAATTACTGACTTTGCTGATTTATCTTTTACTGGTGTTACATTAACAGCTAGAGGAGCTTTAATTTATAATACAACAACTGATGGTGGTTCGGGTACTACTGATGCTGTTTGTGTTTTAGATTTTGGTGGAGATAAAACTGCAACTGCAGGAACATTTACTATTCAGTTTCCAGCATTTACAACATCAGCAGCAATACTAAGATTAACATAAGGAGGATGCATGGCTCTTGTCATTGATGATAGAGTTAAAGAAACAAGCACCTCTACAGGAACTGGAACAGTTACTTTATTAGGTGCAACTCAAGACTTCGTAGGGTTTGTTGGAGGTATTGGTGCAGGTAAAAATACATATTATTGCATAACAAATACTGGATCTGATGAATTTGAAGTTGGAACTGGCCTTGTTAACGCTGGTGTTACTTTAGCTATTACTGTTGTCAATCCAGGAAGTGGAAACAAATATTATACAGACGGAAGTTTACAAACTACAATTAATTTAGCTGAAGGTGTAACATACACTTTTAATATGGATGACTCTTCGGTAGATTCACATCCACTTAAAATTTCAACCACTGCAGATGGGACACATGGTGGGGGATCAAGTTATAATACAGGTGTAGTTTACAAATTAGATGGAAGTGCTGTTAGTGAAGCCGCTTACGTATCTGGTTTTGCTTCTGCAACTACTAGAAGATTAGAACTTACGGTAGCTGCTTCTGCACCAACATTATATACATATTGTCAATATCATTCTGGAATGGGTTATTCATTGACCACAACCGGCACTGCAACTTTATCAAGAGCAACAGTAATATCTTCAACTAATTCTAATAACTTAGTTAATTTTTCAGCGGGTGAAAAAGAAGTATTTTGTACCATACCATCTACTAAAACTATTTCACCAATTATGGAAGCTACAACTTATGTAGTCACACACAATTCAACATTGTCTGAAGATCAGACAGTTGACTCAGGAGTGTTAGCAGGACCAGTTACAGTAACTGGAACACAAACTATAACAGGAACGGTAGTAGTAATTTAATGAGTAAGATAGAAGTAAACACAGTTGAGCCACAATGCGGAACAACATTAACTGTTGGTAAATGCAACACCAGTGTAAACGTTCCAGGAAGTGCAACAGTTACAGGAAACGCAACTGCAGCAAATCTTATTGCTTCAGGTAATGTTGTAAAAACAAATGCTGTACAAGCATCAGATGCTGGTAATATTATCAGTCAATCTGGCACGACTATTACATTAGGTGCAAGTGGCGATACCATTACTCTTGCATCAGGTGCATCACAATCAGGTTTTGGTAGAACAGGTACTGTCGACTGGCAAACAGGAAGTATTAAAACATCTAATTTTACAGCAGCAAACGGAGAAGGATATTTTGTAAACACAACAGGTGGAGCTGTAACAGTTACTTTACCATCCTCACCAAGTGCTGGTAATATTGTTGCTATATCAGATTATGCAAACACAGCAGAATCAAATAATATTACAGTAGCTAGAAATAGTTCTAACATTGAAGGAAGTGCTTCAGATATAACTATATCTAATTCAGGTATAAGTATGACATTTGTATATGTTGATGGTACTAAGGGTTGGAAAACTGTAAGTAGTGGTGAACTAAGTGACAGAGAGCCAGCACCAGAACTTATTTCAGCAACTGGAGGATCAATAGCAACTTGTGGTGATTTTAAAATTCATACATTCACAGGACCAGGATCTTTTTGTGTAAGTTCTGGATCTGGAAGTTTAGCAGTAGTAGACTACAGAGTTGTTGCTGGTGGTGGAGCAGGTGGAGCAGTGTCAGGTGGTGGTGGAGCTGGAGGAGGTCACAGAACAAATTATCCATCCTCTTGTTCAGGAATACCTGTTGTACCTGGTAGTATTCCTATTACAGTTGGTGCTGGTGGTACAGCTCAATCAAATAATTTTGGTAACTCAGGATCAAATTCAATTTTTTCAATAATAACTTCAGCAGGTGGTGGCGGTGGTGGCGGTGGCGGTGATGGTCCAGGACCTGGAGATAATACAGGAAGATCAGGAGGATCTGGAGGAGGTGGTGGTGGATCTGGACCAGATGGTAGTGGAGCAAACCTTGGAGGATCAGGAAATTCTCCTCCCGTAAGTCCACCTCAAGGAAATCCTGGTGGTCCATCAGCACCTTCCCCTGCATCAGGTATAAGACACGGTGGTGGTGGAGGAGGATCAGGAGCAACAGGTGGAAGTTCTCCAACTCCTAACAGAGGGGGATTTGGTGGAAATGGTACAGCCAATTCAATTACAGGAAGTCCAGTAACATATGCAGGTGGTGGTGGAGGAGGATCAAGAAGTCCTTCTTTTGGAACAAGTGGTCCAAGCGCACCTGGAGGTTCAGGTGGTGGTGGAAAAGGAGGTGGAGGCCCAGATGGTGGAGCTAATGGAGCTGCTGGAACAACCAACACTGGTGGTGGCGGTGGTGGAGGACAATATACTAATGGTAGTTCAGATACAGGTTCTAATGGTGGATCAGGTATAGTAATAATAAGGTACAAATTTCAATAATTATGGCAAGTAAAATAAAAGTAGATAATATAACAGACCAAGATGATAACGCAGTTATCTCTAGATGTGGTTCAACACATACAGTGACAGCTGAGGTTTATAAAGCAGACACAATTAAGGATACAAGTAACAACACTTATCTTGCAAAATGTGGTACTGCAGTAACGGTCGGTGGAGCAAGTCAAACTGTTTCTGTTCCTGGTAATGATATTAGATCTAACAGTTATAAAGCATCTGACGGAGGAATAATTATAAGTCAATCAGGAACCACTATTACACTTGGAGCAAGTGGAGATACTATTCAATTAGCTTCTGGTGCTACTAACGATTTAGGTGCTGGTGTCCAATGGGAAACTACACCAAAGACTGCTAATTTTAATGCAGGTGCTGGTGAAGGTTATTTTGTTGATACATCTTCGAATGAAGTAACAGTAACTTTACCAACAGGGGTTGCAGGAGAATCAGTAACTATTTTAGATTATGTATCAAATGCAAATACAAATGCTATTATTCTTTCTCCACAATCTGGAGAAAAAATTGAAGGTGGAACAGTAGGACAAGGTGTTACTGCAAATAGACAAGCAACAACATTAACTTATTCAGGTGCTACTCAAGGTTGGTTAGTATCAAGTGCTGGAGATTCAGGACCAATAGCACCTCTAACAATTACTTTTACTACTGCAGCAGGATCCTTAGGTTCAATCGCAGGAAGTTCTGAAAGAGCAGATCCAAATGCAAATTTATCTCCTGTAACAGGTACAAGTACATTTGGTACAGTAAGTTATTCTATTCAATCAGGAAGTTTACCAGCAGGTTTAACTCTTAATTCATCGACAGGTGCTTTTGTTGGAACTGCTACTGCACAATCTACTTCAACAACTTCTAATTTTACAGTTAGAATTACAGTAACTGAAACAGGAGCTACATCAGACAGAGCTTTTTCAATTACAGTTAATCCAGATGCATCATATGTTGCAGCAACAGGTGGAACAGTTACAACCTCTGGAGATTTTAAAATTCATACATTTACAAGCCCTGGAACTTTCTGCGTATCTTCAGCAGGTAATGCTGCAGGTTCAAACACCGTAGATTATATGGTAGTAGCTGGTGGTGGCGGTGGTGGTAAATCAGGAACCAGTGACCCATCAGGAGGAGGTGGTGCTGGAGGTTATAGAGAATCCTCTGGTGCAGCTTCAGGGTGCTATTCAAGAAGTCCTTTGGGCTCAGGTGTTTCAGCTTTACCTGTATCAGTATCGCCTTACCCAGTCACAGTTGGTGGTGGCGGTGGTGGAAGTAGTTCTTTTCCTAGTAAAGGAAGTAATGGAAGTAATTCAGTCTTCTCATCTATTACATCAGCTGGCGGTGGTGGTGGAGCTTCTGGGTATGGATATGGTGGCACAGAGTCATCTAGAAATGGTAATCCAGGAGGCTCAGGAGGAGGAGCAGGTTATTCAGGACCAGGAGGTGGAGGTGGTTCGGTAGGCTCAGGAAATACACCTCCGGTTAGTCCACCTCAAGGAAGTCCAGGTAATCCTATTCCTGGTGCAGATGGAGGATCAGCTCTTTCAACTGGATCTGGAAATGGTGCAACTTCTTCAATTAATGGAAGTCCTGTAAAACGTGCAAACGGTGGTGACGGTGGTAATCCAGGTTCTCCAGCAGGTCCTACAAATTCAGGTAATGGTGGTGGAGCTAATTTTAATGGTAATGGTAATTCTGGAGGTTCAGGTATTGTTATAATAAGATATAGGTTTCAAACATAGGTAAATTATGAGTGAAGTAAAAGTAAATAAAATAAGTCCAAGAACAAATTGTGGTACAGTAACTGTTGGAGATTCTGGAGATTCAGTATCGGTAACAGCAGGTGTTCCAGTAACAGTTAATGGTGATTTAAAATCAAATGCATTAAAAGCAACTGATGGTGGTAGCATAATTTCTCAATCAGGGACTACAATAACTTTAGGTGCTTCTGGTGATACGGTTTCTCTTGCAAGTGGAGCAAGTCAATCAGGTTTTGGTAGAGCAGGTTCAGTTGATTGGCAGACAAGTATTAAAACAGGAGATTTTACAGCAGTATCTGGAGAAGGTTACTTTATAAACACAACAAGTGGTGCAGTAACAATGACACTACCTAGTTCTCCAAGTGTTGGAGATATTGTAGCTTTAAAAGATTATGCAAATACTTTTGACACAAACAACTTAACTATTGGAAGAAATAGTCAACCTATTTCTGGTACAGATGCTGATGCAGTAATCTCAACAGAAGGTCAAGCAATAACTTTAGTTTATGGCGATTCAACAAAAGGCTGGCAATCAGTTGCAGCTGCTACTGAATCAGATGTACCAAAGCCAACATTTACTGCTGCTACAGGTGGTAATGCTATTTTAACTTGTGGTAATTACAAAATTCACGTTTTCACAGGTCCAGGTACTTTTTGTGTTTCATCTCTTGGAAATTCTGCACCTGCTGGACGACCAGCAAATGCAGATTATTTAGTAGTTGCAGGAGGTGGAGGATCTAATTATGGTGGAGGTGGTGCTGGTGGTTTTAGAACCAATGTTAGTTGTGCAGGAACTATACCTCTTTCTGTAAGTGGATTTCCAATTACAGTCGGTGCTGGTGGATCAGGGACTCCATCAGGATGTGCATCAAGAGGCTCAAATTCAATTTTTTCAACAATAACATCAGCTGGTGGTGGAGCGAGTGGTAATGCTACTCCAGCATCTACTTCTTCAACTAATGCTCCAGGTGGATCAGGTGCAGGTGCACCAGGTTATGATTTTCCAGCTCCAAGTCCAGGAAGTCCACCAGGTACAGCACATCAAAACGGAGGTGCAGGAAATACTCCTCCAGTCTCTCCTCCACAAGGAAATGCAGGTGGAAGAGGTCACGGTACTTATGGAACAGCAGATAATGGTTCTGGTGGTGGCGGTGGTGCAGGTTCAGGTGCAGCAGATACAAGTATAGGAACTCCAGGTGGAACTCCAGGAGGTGCAGGAGCACCAACAACAATATTTGGTTCAGTTCCTCAAGCACCAACTTATGGAGAAGGTGGTCCTAATCCAGGTAGATATTTTGCAGGTGGTGGTGGAGGGGCTCAACAAAATCCAGGAACTAATGCAGGCGGTGTTGGTGGTGGAGGAGATGGTAAACCTAGTCCTACAACTGGGTGCAGTGGATCAGTTAATCAAGGCGGTGGTGGTGGAGGACGTAGAGGTGACGGTGGTTCTGGTATAGTAGTAATAAGATACAAATTCCAGTAGTTGAATGATTAAAATTTATAATATATAATAGGAGTTAATTATGGCACATTTTGCAAAACTCGGAGCGAACGGAAAAGTTATTCAAGTATTAACACTTGATAACAAAGATATGGAAAACGCTGATGGTGTTGAAGATGAATCAGTAGGTCAACAATATTTAGAAACACACAATAATTGGCCTGCACAAATGTGGATTCAAACTTCATACAATACATCTGGTAATCAACATAATGATGGTGGCACACCTTTTAGAGGAAATTACGCAGGTATAGGTTATACTTGGGATGAGGATGATCAAATCTTCTGGCCTAAAAAACCATATGCATCTTGGGTAAAACATAATGATTCAGCTTCTTGGAAATCACCAATCGGTGACGCTCCAGCATTAACAGAAGAACAGACTTCACAAAATACAGCTGAAACTCATTCTTGGTCTTACGTCTGGAATGAAGATAACACAACTTGGGATTTGACAGACTCTAAAGCATAATTTATATATGGTGGTGGTATGCAAAAGCAGGTTTTAAGTGAACAAAGTTTATTCTTTGGCGATGTGGAAATGCCAAAAAATTGGGACATTGACCGAAATAAATTATCAGGTGACATCTTACAATCAGTAATTCAAAACAAAGATTTTCCATTTTCACGAACTTGGGATATGTTAAACACCTACATACGAGATCACGTTTCTCTTGAGTATGGTTTCAATTTAATTAACAAAGAAACATGGGGTAATATTTATAAACCTAGCGAAACTACAATTCCATTATTAAATATTGATCCAGTAGATTTACGTAACTCTCCAGACTTTACATTATTATATGGTGTAAAAGTCAAAGATTGTAATGTTCGAATACACTTTGAAGATAACAGACGTAAAGGTAGAAGTTGGGATATATCATTAGAAAATAATAAATTTATTATGTTCCCATCAACTAATATGTATTATTTAACCAATAATCAAAAAGATAGTTTAAATTTTGTACAGACTATAACATATGAATATATATAAAAATTTTATAGATAAAAATTATTCAGACAAAATTTATAAAACTCTTTTACATGAAAGTTTTCCTTGGTATTATTTTCCACATCAAGTTTCAACAAGTAAAAAAGATTCATCTTTTATGGGTCATACTTTTGTCTTAGATGGTAAAAAAAATTCAGATGAAACATTTTTAATAGAACCTATTTTATATAAATTAAAGGCTAAAAAAGTATTACACGTTAGAGCTAATCTTTGTTTTAAAAAACCCTCTTATTGTAGTTGGCATGTAGATAAGTTTACTGATGATTTAAAACATAAAACAGCTATTTATTATGTTAATAATAACAATGGTTTTACAGAATTTGAAGACAAAAAAGTAAAATGTATTCAAAATCAAATAGTTATATTTGATGCGTATAAAAAACATAGAGCACAAATTCAAACAGATAAAGATGTGAGAGTGGTAATAAATTTTAATTATGAACTTAACTAATTATTATTGGTATTTTAGTGGTGTGCTTACACCAAAGTTTTGTGATGATGTAATAGCTTATGCAAATTCACAAAAAGAAGTGATGGCTAGAACGGGTGGTTATGGTGATAGAAAATTAAATAAAGAAGAAATTAAAAATTTACAAAGAAAAAGAAAATCTGATCTAGTATGGCTTAATGATACTTGGATATATAAAGAATTACATCCTTATGTTCGTAGAGCAAATGAAATGGCTGGTTGGAACTTTGATTGGGAAAGATCTGAATCTTGTCAGTTTACAAAATATAAACACAATCAATATTATGATTGGCATTGTGATGGTTGGGATAAACCTTATGAAAAAGAAGGACCTGAAAAAGGTATGATTAGAAAATTATCTATGACCTGTCAATTAACAGATGGTTCAGAATACACAGGTGGTGAATTAGAATTTGATTTTAGAAACTATGATCCACATATGAGAGATGAAAGTCAACATTTAAGAAAAGCAAAAGAGATATTACCTAAGGGTTCTATTATTGTTTTTCCTTCTTTTGTTTGGCACAGAGTTAAACCAGTAACAGCTGGCACAAGATATAGTCTTGTTGTTTGGCATTTAGGAAGGCCTTTTAAATAATGTTTATAAATAATTACTTTAACACGACCATTTGGTCAGAACAAAAACCAGAGTTTGTAAAATCATTAAACAAAGCATCTAATAAATATATTAAAGATGCAAGAACAAGAGAGAAAACTTTCATTAAAGAGCACGGTGATTTTGGGAGATCATATCACTCAACACCGCTTACAGCTGATAATGATTTTTTAGATTTTAGAAATTACATTGGTCAAAAGTCTTGGGAGTATTTAGATCATCAAGGTTACGATATGCAGCAATACACAACTATGTTTAGTGAGATGTGGGTACAAGAGTTTGCTAAAAAAGGTGGTGGTCATCATTCAGCACATATACATTGGAACCAACACGTATCAGGATTTTACTTTTTAAAGTGTAGTGATAAAACATCATATCCAATATTTCACGAACCTCGTACTGGAGCAAGAGCTACTAAATTAAAAATGAAACCAAACCAAAAAGGTGTGTGGAGTGGATCAGAGTTAATTCACTTTAAGCCCACACCAGGTACGTTAATTATATTTCCAGGATTTTTAGAACACGAATTTGCAGTAGATTTTGGTAAAGAACCTTTTAGATTCATACATTGGAATATACAAGCGGTGCCAAAAGAAATGGCTAAAGATGTTTAAAAAGAAAAAATATACAGTTATTCGTCAAGCAATATCAAAAGATTTAGCAGCTTTTATTGCAAACTATTTTTGTATGCAAAAGCAAGTATATGATACATGTAGAGAGCGTAGATACTTTTCACCATTTGAAACTATCATTGGGTACTATGAAGGAAAGGACGAACAAATACCAAATACATATAGTCAGTATTCTAATATGGCTATGGAGACATTACTACTTAAGTGTTTACCAGATATGGAAAAAGCAACAGGACTTAAATTATATCCTGCATATACCTATGCAAGAATCTATAAAAAAGGTGATGAACTAAAAAGACATAAAGATAGGTTTAGTTGTGAAATATCTACGACTATGAATCTTGGTGGTGATGATTGGCCAATATACTTGGAGCCATCTGGAGAAATAGGTAAGAAAGGCATTAAGGTAGATTTAAAACCAGGAGATATGTTAGTTTATTCTGGCTGTGAGCTAGAGCATTGGAGAAATAAATTTAAAGGTAAAGAATGTGTACAAGTTTTTTTACATTATAATAATCGTAAAACACCAGGTGCAAAAGAGAATATGTTTGATAAAAGACCTCATCTAGGTCTTCCTTCATGGTTTAAGCGATGATATAATTCTTAGATGGAGGCAGGGCACCACCACATACTCCCTGTCTCCTTTTAAGGATTATATTATATGTTAGGTATTACAGCTATATCACAATCACCAATAGCTTCTTTAGGAGGCACTAATGTCAATGTAAACGTTACAGGTTTACAATTAACTAGTTCTATTGGTGCTTCAACTGTCACTGCAAATGCAAATGTAAATGTAACAGGATCTCAATTAACAGGAACAATAGGTAATTCAACTACAGCAATTAATACACCTGTTAATGTAACAGGATCTCAATTAACAATGTCTATGGGAGAAGAATCTCTTGTAGGTAATGCAACAGTATCGGTTACAGGATCTCAATTAAGCTTATCACTTGGTACTTATTCTGTAAGTGCTGATGGTAATGTAAGTGTTATTGTAACTGAGCATGATTTATCAATAACAGCTGGTGCAATACCAACTGTTACAGGAGATGCAAACGTAAGTGTAACCGGTGTTCAAAGCACATTATTACTTGGAGAAGCACAAGTTGAATTAGTTAATGAAGTTAACTTAACAGGAATTTCTGCAGCAACTTCTGTTGGTAGTGTAACAGCTGTTCCTGGAGTAGATGTTTTGGTTACAGGTATACAAATGACGGCTTCAATTAATAGTCCATTAATAACAGCTTGGTCTAACGTAAATCCAGATGTGACCAACACATGGACTGAAGTAAATAAAGGAGTTTCTAACACTTGGACAGAAGTTGATAAGGCAGCTTAAAAAGTGTATAATACCAAATTATGGCATCAACTTTTTCATCAGATCTTAAACTAGAGCTAATGGCTACCGGTGAGAATGCCGGTACATGGGGAACTAAAACAAATACAAATTTAGAACTTGTTCAACAAGCTATTGCAGGTTTTGAATCTATAACTTTATCAAGTGGTTCTACTACAGCTTTAGTAATGAGTAATGCATCTATTTCTACTGCTAGAAATATGGTGATTAAATTTGCAACAATTACACTATCGGGAGCAACCACAGTAACCATACCAGACTCTATAGAAAAATTTTATATATTTGATTGCAGGCTAATTACTAATCCAACAAACCTTACAATTAAAACTGCATCAGGAACTGGCTTTACATTAGATTCTTCAAAAATTTATGCAGCATACGCTGATGGTACAAACTTAAATGAAGTATCGCTAGATACATTAGGTGGTACAATAGGCACAGCTTCAATTGCTGATGATGCAGTAAACAACGATAAAATTGCTGATGATGCAGTTCAAAGCGCACAACTAGCAGATAATGCAGTTTTGACCGTCAACATTTCTAACGCAAATGTGAGCACAGCTAAGATCGCTGATAATGCAGTGACTGCTGATAAATTACAAAGAAAATTTACAATAAGTACATCTTCTCCTTCGGGAGGTAGTGATGGAGATATTTGGTTTAAATATTCAACATAGGAGTTTAGATGGCTAATACCTATGCTAAAGTTTCAGGAACATTTGAAGAAATAGATAATGCATATGGCAAAGTATCAGGTACTTGGCAAGAAGCAGATGAAATATATGGAAAAGTATCTGGTGTTTGGAAATTAGTATTTGCAGCTTTTCAAGCAACTTCAATTCAAACATTAAGTTCAGGATCAGGAACCTTTGCAGTTCCTGAAGGAGCTAACGCAATTCACATACAAGCTGCTGTTGGTGGAGGTGGTGGAGCTGCAGGTGGAGTAAGTTATGACAAAGCTGGTGGTGAATCCTCTGGGGCAGGTGGTGGATCTGGTGCATATGTATCAGATAAAGTTTTTACCGTAACTGAAGGTGAAACACTATCTTATTCGATAGGATCTGGTGGATCTCCAGGAAATCAAACTGCAAACTTTGGTCAACCAAAAACTGGAAGTGCTGGAACAAACACAACACTATCTGGATCTTCAACTGGAGCTATATTTACTTTAGGTGCAGGTGGTGGAGCAAGTGGTACAGGTGGTGGAGTTCAAGGACCTTTAAGAACAAATACTGCTGGAACTGCTGGATCAGCTACAATAAATGCTTCAGCTGTGACATCAGGAAATTTTAGAGATAGTGACGGATCAACTAAAGCAGTAACAACTTTAACATCAGGACCAGTTGGAACATTTAATCAATCTGGTAATGGAGCTGCTGGTGATAATAACGGAAACTGTGGAGGAGACAACTGTCAAATTGCTGGTTCTGACGGTGCTGACTCTTATGCTGGCAATATATCTGGTGGAAATGGATGTGGTATAGGTGGACCCGCAGCAACTGCTGGTACAAGAGGTTCTGGTGGTGGTGGAGGTGGTGCACAAAATATTGGCAGTACAGGAGAAACTGCTTTTGCAGGTGGAAATGGAGAAGTTAGGTATAGATTTTTACGAGTAAATTAATATAGTGCCTTATGGCAAATATATCAAAATGGTTTGGTTATCCTATATACATTACTAAGTTAGAAAATTTTGAAAATATTAACAAAAAAATTGTACCTATAATACTAAGAGATATTACTCCAACTAATTCTCAATACTCAACAACTACAGATGTAAAGCCAAAAGAATTACAATCGATTGATGATAATTTACACAAAGATAAAAGATTTAAAGAATTATATACTGAGTTATCTAAAGTAATACAAGGTTGTTTATCTGCACAAAAATATA